GGCTGTCAAGCCCTCCTTGCACTTCCTTCACACGGAGTCGGGGTAGCAGGGATCGAACCTGCGACTTTCTGTTCCCAAAACAGACGCGCTACCGCTGCGCTATACCCCGTAGCGGGGACCGAAGTCCCCTAGAAACTGTCATCCATCATAATGCATTTTGGAAAAGTCATTGACTTTCTCAAAGATAGCAGTTCTGAGGAACTTATCGACTAGAATTTCTCCCTTGTGGGAGATAACAAATAGATTAGCATCATTTCCCAGATTACGCAAGATCTTTAGAAGTTCTTGTGTACCTCCTTCGTCAAGTGAACTGTCAAATACCTCATCGAGGATCAGAAGATTAGTCGATACAGAGTTCTTCATCTTAGCGATCTCTCGCCAGGTGAACAACAATGCTAGATCAATCTTCTGCTTCTCGCCTTCGGAAAACGATGCATAGGAGAAGTCATCGCGAAAGCGAGACTTGATACTCTCATCAAAGTTTTCATCAAGCGTGAAGTTGACGTAGAAGTCCATGCTATGTAGGAACTTATTGATAAGTGTGTTGAACACAGGAATGTACTTCTTGATGATTCTACTCTTGATTCCCGAATCTTTCAAGAGGTTAGAAACAATCTTATACTCATCATACTCTTTACTCAGAGCACCACAGTCAGTTTTAGTCTTGCTGTATTCATCCTCCAAGACCTGCAGTTGTTCTTTCTCGGCAGAGATATTAGGTTGATTAGTTTGCAGTTCAGCAATCTGCTTGCTGATATCAAGATTCTCAAACTCAAAGCGAACGATGTCACGTTCATACGTTGTATAGTTTGATCGCAGTTGTGCAAGTTCCTTAGACTTTGCTTCCAACTCATGCAGTTGTGAGACACTAGAATCGATTGCATCAGACATCTGATTGATCGCAGAAGCGAACTCAATCTCTCTAGAGTCTAGTTCTGTAGCGCGATGCTGTTTGAAGTCTGCAGAGAGATCCTGGCGGCATGTGGGGCAGGTGTCATTCTCCATTAGGAACTTGAGTTCCTTACCCACAGTCTGTCGTTTCTGAGAGACCTTTGCCCTCATGGTTTTCAACTTATCGATCTTCCCAGAGATCTCATTCCTGACACCCTGATTATCTTCCTTGTTATCAATCTCTTCCTTGAGTTTAGCAAGTGTCTTCTGAATACTATCAATCTGCTTTTGATTGTCCTGAATCTTTTGCTGCTTCTCATCAACACGTTGCTCTGCAACTGCCTGCAGATTCATGATGTTCTTCTCTTGATATGCAACTTTCTCTGAGGCAAGTTTCAAGAGATGATCACAGTCAGACTTGCGCTGGTTGAGACTACTGACACGATCTTTCAGAACAGTATTCATGTTAGAAAAGATACCGATGTCTAACAGATCCTCAATTACCTCCCTTCGATGTGATGCTGGCAGTTGCATGAACGGTACAAATGTTGAGCTTCCCAGGATGACGACCTGTGTAAAAGATTTATAGTTGAGTTTGAGGATTTGTTGCTCCAGATATTTTTGAGTGTCTTTAGCTGCTGCGTCCTGATCGAGTAGTCGTCCATCACGATAAACTTCAAATGTATTAGGTTTGATGCCGCGCACTACCTTGTACGCAAACATATTTACAGAGAACTCTACCTCTACTACGCATTCCTTTTCGTTGATGCTGTTCACCAACTGAGGTTTATTGATCTTACGAAAAGGTTTATTGAACAGAGCAAAGCACAGGGCATCCAAGATTGTGGATTTGCCAGCACCGTTTCTGCCGATGATTAGCGTAGACGGCGAGTCCTGCAGGTTGAACTCTGTGTACTGGTTACCAGTGGACAGGAAGTTCTTCCAGCGGATTTTTTCAAACAGGATCATTACAAAGGTGGGATAACGAGTTCGTCTTTCTTGATGATTGTGTAACTATAACCGTATTTTCTACAATTTGCAACCACTGTCGATAGTTCTACTTCTTCTACCGACAAGTTGTCTTTGAAATCTTCCGCTTCTAAAAGACCATGATAGCGAAGAGCATCGTCCTCTTCCTCAAACATTTGAACAACTTTCTTGTTCTGGTTGTCTTTTGCAGCGTATACGCCACCTGATTCAGGTGCTACCAGTATCCACATTAGATTTCCTGCGCTTCAATGTACAGTGACTTTATCAATTTTTTGATAGAGTCGGGGTCTGCTTTTATGTTTTCTTTTGCTTCATCTATGTAGGTCTCAAGCATTGTCAGGGTATCTTCGGTTTCCACCACATCAATACCATCTTCAATTTCTACACTGAGGTTCTCGATGATGTTGATATCTGCTGGTTGCTCGTCTTGAATGTTACGAATGAACTCGTCGAATGCTGAGTGATTCTCTTTCTTCTCTACAATAACTTTGACATATCGTCCCTTGACCGATTCGTCACTATCGACACGAATATCACCTTCGTTATAGTAGATCTTACGGAACATATCATGAGGATTACGATAGAACGTAGTCTTCATAGTGTCAGTATCAAAGACATGGAATCCACGCTTGCAACCATAGTCATTCCAATACAACTGATATGGGTTACCAAGATAGTTGATATTACCCTTGGCAGACTTCATGTGGAAGTGACCAGAGAATACCTTCTTGAATTTATTGAAGACACTCTTGTCCATGCCACCTTTCATAAAGGCACCAGGGTGAGCCTCAAAACCATCAAGTTCAAGATGGCCCATGCAGACAGTAGCAGGACTGTCTTGGATGCTTCGTAGGCATTCTCCTCGGTTCTCGTCACATATCCAAGGCAAAAGAAGTATAGGAAAACCACCAAACATAACGGTACTAGCGGTATCGTAGACACTGATGTTGTCGTACTCTCCCAGTAGTTCTCTAGGGGCATTGATCCTCAGGGTATTCTTGTAATAGATGTCATGATTACCCACAAGCATGTGCATCTTTACCCCAAGGTCACGGAGTGGATTGAACCACATTTCCTTGGCAGCATCCAACGAATTGAAATTGATGGATTTTCGCTTGTCAAAGGTATCACCTAAGCAGATAATAGTGTCAATGCCAGAACTTTCAATAAATGGTAACACAAGTTCACCATAGAACTGTTTGTACATTTCAATGTACGAAAGGTTGTCATTACGAACACCAAAGTGCTGATCAGTAATAAGGAGAATTTTCATCAGTAGTTCATCCGCATTTCAATTTTTGATTTGATTTGATTATAACTATGATCGCTCTCATCAACAGTGGCGATTTCATCAAATCCAGACTTCTCAATAATTTTGTCTTTGATATCTAGTTGCCGTTTCTCTTTTTGGATGCGGCGTAGGAAAGCGTAATAAATGATCTGCGTGAAGTATGCGAAAGGGTTCTTTGATTTAGCAGGGTCGAAGTTGTCAATATATTGGATACAGTTCTCAACCCCATCACAGATCATATCATCCTTGTACATGTAATTGATGAAGTTGGGACGATATGAAAGGTGAGTTGCAATCTTCAGGAAGCAATCTCCAATATAGTTTCCTACCCTAGGTTTTTGTTTACCTTGAATCTTTGCAATCTCCACTTCATCACGGTACTTCACCAGTGCTTCAAGAAACTGTTTGTTATCAACGTAGTGTTCTTTTTTTCTTTTCACTGGTGTTTTTTGCATGGGGTTGTCCTTTCAACACGTTCAGTATAGCACATGGAGGAAGGCTTGACAACATCTCAAATCCTCTATAGACTAACACTGTGGGGTTCAAAAGGACTATTCAGCTTTATTTTTGAAGAGTCTTTCAAATACCTGACGTGCATTATCAATGGTGCCGACTGAACCTTGTACCTGATTAGAAGGAGTCCCTCCTTTAGAAAGGTCCAGATCTCTGATTTTGTCCTCTTCTTCTGAGAGGAGATACCCTTCATACAGGGCAATAATGTCTTTGTTTAGAGCGGACATGGTTAGAATCTCATCCCCGTCTAAGATGTAAAATTCTTCTTCTGAAAAAGCACACCACTTAGAGAACCCCATTCCCCTGACAGTCTTCCCATCAGGGCGTTCTTGCATAATGATATTGATCTCAACAGGATTCTGAATGTATACTACATCTTTGTTGGTTTCATCATCATGTGTAACTAGGCATACACCCAGTATCTCAGCACCATACTTGAGACGGATGCTGCAATGAAACTCTTCGTCGTGTCTTACATAGTTGAGCATAGGACTATTTGATCTTTACGTTCAAAATTTCATAATCAAATTTCTCTTCGTTATACACCTTCACACGTTCGATCAGGTGATTGAGAGTATAGTTTCGCCTAGATGCTCCTTTAGAAGTATCATCAGCGAGATCGTATAGGACTGCTTGTGATTTGTTTTCACCTTTCCGTAGAACACGACCAATGGATTGTAGGTTGCGTACTCTGGACTTTGACGGACTAGCAAAGATTACATTGTGCAGATTACGAATGTTGATGCCTGTTGAGAACGTTCCATATGATGCTACGATAACAGCATCACTACTTGCTTCAGTAATTTCTCTAACCTGTTCTCTATCTGCTACTTCTATTCCTCCATGTACGAGGAATACTGGTTTGTTCACAGAAGTATTTATCAACTCAAAAAGAGGTTCTCCGTGACGCTCTACATAGTTGAACAGCACCAGAGTGTTCCCTTCCAAATCTTTTACTAGATTCTTGATGAAGTTATTTCTGGCAGGGTTTTCTACAATCCAATCAATTTCCTCTTGATAATTAGCGAAGTTTTGTTTAGGATGCTCAAATACAAGAACTCTAACTTTCAGTTTAGCAACGTGACCTGCTTGCATCAGATCTTTGGTTTTAGTAACCTGACTACATCTACCAAACAATCCTTCTAACACCAGTTGATTGGTATTACTGCCATCTAGTGTCCCAGTAAATCCCACGCGATATTTGCACTCATGGAGTTTTGCCATCAACGTAGTAAGAGATTTAGCCTTGAAAAGGTGCGCCTCGTCACCGACCACTACGTCAAACCTGTCAAACCACTTACGCGGTTCCTTGTAGACCGACTGCCAAGTGGTAATTACTACCTGATGGTCCGTGTATTTTTCTGCCCCCGCATATATTTTGTGGCAGTATTTGGACGCCATCCATCCATATTCTTCAAAGTCTTTATACATCTGCTCGACGAGAGACGTGGTGGGTACTACGATTAGAATATTTCTATCCGCATTTACATGGTAACGTACCAATGAATAGATCATTAGAGATTTTCCTGATGCTGTGGGTGACAGCAATAGGCGTCTGTTGTATCGTAATGCTTCATAGATTGCACGATACTGATAGTCGCGAACCTTATGGGGTAAACCCAGAGATTTTACAAATCCCACGACCGATTCTGGAGTAATGAATTCGTTCTCATCCTTAGGATGACCAAAGAACTTACACTCTTCATACTCCCAACTGTGACCATGCTCGTATGCCCACTCGGTTAGATAGTCGAGTAGACCAACGTAGATCTCTCCAGTACCAGGAGAGTATAGCCTGATCTTACCATCCCATCTCTTGAACCTCTGTTGTCTCTGCATGAACTTTGCAGACTCAACTTCAAAGCAGAAGAACTCAGACAGTTCATAGTGAACATGAGGTTCTGTCTCTACCTTGAGATAGACTTCGTTTTTCTTGCGGATTACTATATTAGACATATGGCGGACCTGAGAACCATCCTACTAAAGACTTGCGTACGCCAGAACTGATCGGGCGTACTCTATGAAACGTATCAGAAAGGAAGAAGATAACGTGCCCTGGTTTGGCAGTGAACGTTTCGTACCTAGGTTCCGTTTTTGGATTGTAGATCTCTAGATCAAACTCTCCACCTTCATAGTCATCGTTGACCCAACATGTGCAAGATATCTTTCTTACTTGATTCTCAGCGTTAGGTTCTTCATGTTGATCAACGTGCCAGTCATAGAAACCATCACGGTCATATACGGTGTACTGCATTGCTTCTAGGAAATCTATGTTTAGATTCCATTTGCAATCTTGATTTGCTTGCTCTGCCATATCAAAAAACAGATTCAGCACATCTTCATCATGAGTCCAACCTACACGAGAGTCCCGTGAGGTCTTCAAAAATTTTTCGGACCCATCGTTATATACCGCTTTCTTTCCAAGTTTTGCTGTCTTGAGCGGTAACGAATCTAGTCGTTTTACTATGTTACTCCAAGTGATTGGAGGAACTTTCATGATGATGTAAGGTTCACCGTATCTCATAATCCATTCTGAAATTTCTCCCACTCAATAGCATTCTTGATTTGATATGTGCGGTTGTTGATTTGCCGCAGAACGCTATCTAGAAATGTGAGAGTCTGTTCTATGTAGTCTACTTTTAGAACGACCTTTTGATACTCTTCGTCCGCCTCAATGAACATGTCAATCTCTTCTCTAGTAGTGAGTTTGAGATCAAAAGGCATGTTCTTATACACCTCTGAGGATGCTCTACCTTTGTAGTACAACCATTTGTCACGGCGCATTGTCTTGATCTTTGCTTCCGCTTCCTTCTTCATCAGGAAGAACGTGTTGAAGAGATCCATGTAACGTTGATGCAACTGAGGAATCTTGACAGACTCTTCGCACAGCATCGTCCGATCGATCTTGCTGTCGTTCTCCCACAGTTTTTGTATTGTTTCGAGATTCATGTATATACCGTAAACCTAAGATGGCGTCATTCCAATCACCATCATACCACAACATATCTATTATGTCCTGCTCTTCAGGGTGTATTCTCTTTTCATTGCTTGAAGTGCCCATGCCTGCGCCAAACTTGTAGGTCCCTCTTGTAGTAGTTTCTTTTGATAGTCTGACAATGAAGACCCCTTCATTTCAAGATACTCAGTTCTCCAATTATCCGACATACCCTTCTTCACCTTCCTGAATAAACTCATAGTAATTATATCTAAACGTTGCAGAGCAGGTAAAGTAATTATTGTCACCAGATGTTACATCAAACGTAAGAGGTGCCAATGCAACTGGGAACATATCAATAAACTTCACTTGAAAATTTGTCTGTAAATTGTTGTTCATCACAAAGAGATCCGCGTCAGATACTTCTTGCATCTCGTCGTAATCTTTGTACTTTTTCATTTCGCGCATGTCTTCTACAAACGCATCTCTCTCATCCATGGATGTAGGAACACCCAGACCTACCATCCAGTCGTGTAGTTCTAGATAGTTCTCTAGGTTTTCATCTACCAAAAATTCTACAGAAAAGTCCCCATACTTGATATTGCCCTCGTAGGGGACTGCTGCGTAACCCATGTAGTTTACTTCTACAGTTCCAAGTTCCATTGTTGGAATTGAAACTTGCTGACACAAGAATGATACCTTAGGTGCCTTCTGAATATTCAGACGAAACCCAATAGGCGACAGGTAGTTCCTGTTTTGTAATTGCCTATCATACCATTCGGATGCCATGTCAACTTCCCAAGCTACTAGTATTTAGCATAAAAAAAGGACCCCGAAGGGTCCTTGGTGATATGTGAAACGATATCACATGAGGTTAGCAACCTGTACGCGACGATAGTAGCGGTTGGTGTTAGCGGTGAGTGCGCCGCTGCCTTGGGTAAGACCCTGAGCGAATGGGTTGGAGACCATGCCGTAACGAGTCTTGAAGCCAATCTTAGGCTGGAAGGTGTTAGGGTTGATCGCACGAACCATCTGCAGAGGAACGTATGGGCAGTAGAAGAGACCAGCGTCATAAGCGTTGGAACCCTTATAACCGACAACGTAGAAGTGCTTGTCAGCAACGTTTGCAGAGTAAGGATCAACGTAGACCTTGATACGACCGTTCACAGTACCAACCAGGGTGCTGGAGGTATCATCAGGGATCAGACCGTTGTTACCAGCAAGAGCAGGAGCGTAGTCGAGAACGCCAGCCATTGCCAGTGCGGATGCAACGTCTGCAGAGCAGATCATGATGTTGCCCTTTCCGCGACGAGTCTCGTGACCGATTGCGTTTGCATCGCGCTCGATTTGGAACAGCAGACCCTTGAACTTCTCAACCGACCAGCGACCGTTGGAGTCAACGTCGAGGTCGAAGATGCCAGCAGTTGCGGTGTTGTTCTGAGCACCAGGACGTGCGTTGGTGTATACAGTACGAACAACCTCACGGTTGATTTCAGCAAGAATCTCGGTGCTGAGGATGTTGCTCAGCTCGGATTCTGCATCCAGACCATGAACTGCCTTCAGGTCTTGTGCCAGCTCGAGGCTGTACTCTGCCTTCAGTGCTCTGGACTTCGCAGTAACGGTGACCTTCTCGATCGAGAATCCCATCTCGCGGAAAGCAGTACCTGCTGCGCTGTCATCCAGTGCTTCAGCAGAGGTGGTGCTCATGCCAGTAGCATCGCCAGTTACCTCATAGGTGCCAGCAGGGCTATCGTTGAGCAGACCAGGGTTAGCGCCTTCAGCATCGTTGACTGCACTGGAGGAAGCGGTAGGATCGTAGTTGGAAAGACCTGTACCACCTGCACCAGAGAAGCCTGCGTTAGGCTCGTTGAAGAATGCCTCGCGGAAATCACCACTGGTTGCATCGCGCTCGCTACCGTAGACGGTACGCATTGCGAAGATCAGTCCAGTAGGACCAGTCATAGGCTGAACACCAGCGATGTCATATGCAATCAGCTGGGGCATGGAACGACGGATCAGGCTGATCAGAACAGGGTCGAAACCTGCTACTGGACCAGTTGCGGTAGCGGAACCACCGAAACCACCTGTGCCGACAGTTTGAACTGTTTCGGAAAGAACTTGTGCCTCTTCGGTAAGTGCTTTCTCTTGGTTTTCCAGGATTTGAGCGACAACGCCGCGCTTGTGGGAGTCTTCGATATTAGGGAGAGACTCGTGGTCAAGAACGGGTGCCCACTTTTCCTGGAGTTGTCTTAGATCGGACATTGGAAATGTACTCCTTTGAAAAAATGTTATTTACGAATAATTACAATTATTTAGACCAGCGTGCCAGAGCAGCCACATAAGAGCTCATAGCAACATTCGTTGCTGGTGCTTCTTCTACCAATGGTTCTGCATCCTCGGTCGTTTGTTCGGTAGATGCTACCGACTCACGGCGAGTGAAGTAGGATTCCTTGATAGTTTCGACTTTCTTGCGGAAGTCATCTTCACTTTCAAACTCAACACCCTCTGCCAGAGAAGCAAGCTTCTCCTTCTGAGTCTCAGCGAGACCTGCAGCGACTTCACTCACAATACCCATTTTCATATATCCGCCCAACTGCTTATTGAGTTGAACATTGGTGTCGATTTGCTCGTTGAGTTTTAGCTCCATCTCATCAAGCTGTTCAGTCATGCCATCAAGCATGTTGAACTTGTCCTCAGGAACACCAATGTGATGCTCTGTGAACAAACCTTTTAGGCCAGACATGAACGACTCTGCGATCTCAGTCTTTACGCCGTGCTCAATGGCGAGCTCATTCTCGATCATCCAGGATTGAGCAGCGTAGGTCAGATAGTCGTCTACTTGCTTGGCCAATTCTTCTTTGAGATCTGCAACTTGCTGAGCAAGTTCAGTCTCAAATGCTTCTTTTAGTGATGCAACTTCAGTTTTCACCTTAGATGTCACTGCTGCTTCAAAGATTGTTTTTGCACGATCTTTGAATTCTTCGGAGAGTTCTTCACCAGCGACAAGAGCGTCAACATCTTCAGTAAAGTCGAATTCGGCTTCAGTGATTGTTTCTTCTTTGTCATCTGCTTCAACCTCGTCAAAGATTTTAGAGGACAGAGCACCAGGCATTGCACTGGATGCATCAGATGGTTTAGTCTTCAGGGACTTATCTTTCTCAGCACCGACAGCACCACTTGCTGCGGAACCGAGATTCTTGGTGCCAGCAGCACCTTCCTCTGAATCGTTTTTAGTACCACCGATTTCGGTGTACTTTGCACCTGAGCGATCTTGTGATTCGCCAGATTTAGCGCCCTTTTTCACAGCAGCATAACCAGTAGCTGCTTCCTCGGAGATTTCCTCCTCGGAGAGATGCGCCTCAAACTCTTTGTCAAGGGTTTCGGACATTTGTTGTTCTCCTTTAGTCGGCATTTGCTTTTCTATAGAATATTTATACATTACAAACTTTGTAGAAACGACTTGAACGCGGAAACTTTGCGCTCCTGTAGATTTATCAGAGTTGCTTCATCAATAGTTACTTTGATTTTTGCAACTTTTGACTCTTTCAGGATGCCGTTATCCCATACCCACTCTTTGCCTTCCATAATTCCATTGACAAAAGCATCAGGTGCAGAAGGATCTGCTACAATGTCAGCAGCAGTAGCGAGCATAAAGTCGTCGCAAACTACGTTACAGTTTGATTCTTTCTTGATAGAACCCATGCCGCGTGAAGAAACACCCAGTTTGATTCCTTCATCAAGAAGGTTCTTGGCGATCGACCCCATTGGAGTGCCAAGAATTTTAGCGCGACCAACATAGTTGGTGCCCTCTTTTTTTAGTGACGTGATTTTGTGAGAAACACGGTCAAGGTTTAGATTAGGACCATCAGGATGACCCAATTCGCCAAGAGCACGATCAGTATTGATAAAACTTTCCGTGTACTTGCCTACCTCACGATCAAGAACTGCCATGGGATACATGCGTCCATTGCGATTTTTGATTTCGCCTTGGAGGAAGATACCTTCAATGAAATAGTTTTTCTTGCCGTTGGATTCTTCGGCAATAAAAGTAACTTCTTCAATCTGTTCCGAGATCAGTTTCATTTTCCGTTTCCTGTGGTTCTGTTGTTTCTAATTCAGTTTCAGTGGTGGGTGGATCGTGAGGCATCCGACCATCAACTTCAACGTCTTGGGGTGTATCACTACCATCGGTAATACTATCCGATACTTCATCCGCAGCTGCTTGACCCGTTTGATCAAGATCGAAACCCCACTGTTGTGCAATTTCAATCTTTTTCTGCTGAATCAATTCGTACGCACGATCTTGGATAGCGGTGCCGACTGTATCTACTGCTGCAGATTTATCTCCAGCAAACACCTGATCCACAAAATCATTGGCAATATCTGACATAATAAAATCACTCCGTGTATACTATTTAGAACTTAGAAATTTTCTTATCTTCCGCGTCGATGTCATCTTGAGTAAAGAGAGCTTCTTCCTCAGGGACAGCGTTGCTAGGATCTGCCATTTCTCCGCCTTCAGCAGGTGGTAACATACCACCTTCCATTTCTGCATTTGGATCTGCGATTAGACCCTCTTGCGTTTCTTTCTCGATCTGTTCATCTATTTCGATGATTTCGCGATCGGTCTGTTTGATGACCTGACGACGAATATATTCGATCGAGAAGTATTTACCAACAAACGGATCCATAGTATTTACCATGTTCATCCGCTCATTCATGATCTCAATTTCTTTGAGTTCAGTGAAATAATTGTCAGCAATATAATCAAACTGGATATGATCCTTCATATCCTCCCATTCTTCAATGGAGATGATACCTTTGAGGATCAGTTGAGTCTTGAGTAGATCAACAAACAGTTCGGAAAAACGTTTACGCAGTCTTGCAACGAACTTCTGGAACTTCACCTCATCGCGGGTGATCTCTGCTGCACGACCGATATTGAATGTTTGCTCAGTCTCCATGCGGGACTCAGGTACATTCAGGGATTTGTAGAGGTTCTTTTGGAAGTATTTGACATCTTCCAGTTCGCCAAGATTTTGACCACCAGGGAGAGTAGTAATCTCCGTTCCTCTACCGCCTTCCCTGCGAGGTAACCAAAAATCCTCAAGCATTGACATAAACTTTTTATCGTCTCGGATTTCTCCAGTCGCTGCATCGTAAACCAGTTTGTTACGATAGCGACCCATAACCTCACGGAGATACTGCTCGGCTTTCTGCTTAGGCAGATTACCAACATCAATGTAGAAAATTCTTCGCTCTGGAGCACGGGACAACCTGTAAATGACAAGGGAGTCTTCAATCATGCGGAGTTGGTTTACCGACTTGATTGCTTTGTGAAGGTGAGACAACACCATGTTCTTGTTCAGATCCATGATGCCACTGTGGACATAACTTACAGAATCTGCAGCAATCCTCAAACCACTTGACTGACCAGGCGCATTGCCAATGGAGTTGAGTGCTTTCAGACCCTTAGGGTGATACAGGAAATATTCTACAGACTTTTGTGATAGTGCTTCGTCAATACCAGCACCTTGCTGCACTGGTTTGTTTTGTACTTCTTTTACTTTGCGGATCTTTCTAGGATCAATATAGCGCAGTTCAACAATACCAGCACTAGGATCCTTAGGATCAATTACCTTATGGTAGAACAATCTACCATCAACATACCATCGACGGAAGATTTCGTAAGATCTATTCTCAAAATCAAGAAGTCTAATAATCTCATCGAATTCTTCTCTGATGAGTTTCTTGATTTTTTCAGAAACTTTTAGATTGCTGAGTTCAATCTCAACGGGTACATCATCAAAATTACCGCAAATCGTTTCATTTACGATATCATCTACAGCAGAGTCGCATTCTGGTTGGAGAATCATTTCTCTATAACGAGAAATCAGTTCCCACTCATTACGAATCTGACCATCAAAATCAACAGAGTATCCGTAGTGACCACCACCTGCTACAGGTAAAGTGCCATCTAGATTATCCTTTTGAACGAAAGAAGGTCCCTTTGGGACCTTCTTCGCTCTCTCTATTGAAAAACCAAAGAGTTGCGACATTATGTTATTGAAGTCCTATCGAGAACTATTTATATTAGTTCTAATCAGCGGGTACGACCACCGCGCTTAGCGCCACGGCGTTCTTTAGGCTGGAAGTATTGGACTTGCAGTTCAACAGTGAACTCTTCGATTGCATCATTGCTACCGTAATCCAGATCGATCGCGGAGATGTTGCTTGGGAATACGTTGATGAACTCGTAACGAGCCAGTTCTGCAGTGGTCTTGTCAGAGTTTTTACCTCTAGCTTGACCACCTCTAGAACCAGCACGACCACGACTGCCAGACTTCTGGTTCAGTGCGCCATCGCGGGACAGTTGAACAACTTCCATGTCAGCGAAGTAACCTTGGGTGTCCTTTCTGTTTCCGAGACCACCGATGCTGGTGAAGTTCTCGTTTGCTGCTTGGATATTATTGAACCATGCTTCAAATGCAGAACGGAGGGAGAATCCCGTATCGTTCATAATGGTGATGGTCCAAGGTTCAAAGGTTCTGTCGCCTGCAATTTTCAGGACGCGACCTCTGAAGGGAACTTCTACAACGCCCATCTGGGACGAAGGAAGATTTGCTGCTCTAACAGTGAATCGACCGAGTTGGGAGAGACCAGCGGCACTGCCGCCGAGGTCTCTCTTTCTCAGAGCACCAGGGAAACGAAGGATGACTTCAAATAGATTGGGTCTTGCGAAATCACCCTTTACCGCACCCTTGAATGTATCGATAGAACTGTCAACAGTTTTTCTGCTAATCTTTCTAGCCATTGTTCTTTATACTCCTTTTGGGTTGTCGTAATCGGTTATACTATTGATCAACCTTCGCCTGCTTCTTCAAACGCTACACCAGAACGGGTTGCGGTGAAGGTCAGTGTGATGTAGTTGATGGTAGGAGTTGGTTTGACGAAGATTTCGGCATAGAACTCACCACGATCAACTGCTTCTTGTGGGTTGTTGGAAGAGTCGCACTTGACCAGATAGTCAATGATGCCTCTTCTACCTTGTACGTCTCTCAGGTATGGCTCGACCAAACCAACAAACGAGGAACGAGTAATATCATCATTCTGCTCGAACAGAACTGTCTGTGCTGCATCACCGATAACATCTTCGATTACGATGAAGAGGCGACGGACGTTGATGCGGTCAAACGCAGACTTGTAACCTTGAGCGGTCTTATCACCATACAGGACAGTGCCTTGACCAGGGAATGTGACGATTGGGTTGACTCTAGAAGAATACAACTTATCGCGCTGATCTTTCTTAGGAGAGAATGCCAAGCGGATGCTGTTGCGGATGTTACCTCTGTTGAAACCAGCAGGAGAGAACCAAGGTTCTTCTGTCAGAGTAGTGTCAAGTACGAGACCTGCGGTGTCACCGTTGCAAGGAATGTAACGGAACTTGTCATTGTACTTATCGTACATGTACTTGTAACCAGAGTCAAACACAGCGTACGAAGAAGCACCTGCTTTGTCGAAGAACTCAACAATCTCTTTGGTGATCTCATCGCCATCGGTACGACCGATGATAGTAGAGCGGAGAGGTGAGAAGAATGCCATGCAATCTTTACGCTGCTCACAGATGCTGATCAGGTGAGTGATCTTAGCAAGTGCTGCGGTTTCGCTAGCGCCTGCAGGACCAGAAAGCAGGAAATCAACATCCTCAGATTCAGGATCGTCAACCAAGGAGTATGCAGTGTTCAGATCATCGCTGGTGAACTGATACTGGCTGTTAGAGATTGCGTAGGAAACGCCACCTGCAAAGTTGTACCAGAGAGTAGAACCACCGTTAGAACCGTATACGGTCTGATCGCTAGGTTCTTCCTTGACGCCGCGTGCGCTACGAACAACGTTGAAGTCGCGGTTTGCAGCAGCAGCACCCCAGTCACCTGCAGCAGCAGTTGCACCTACGGTGAATACATCGTCGGGATGCTCACCCCAGTAGATCCAATCGGAAAGTTGCTTGAGGGTTTCCTTATAGTAGTTGGACTCACCAACAGTAGACTTAGCGTCAGTTGCCTTAGAAAGACCAATGTGCTTCTCAAGGAGTTGGTAAGGAGTGCCAGTGATACCGCCATCATAGTCCATGACCAAGATATGCAGTTCGTCGCGATAACCACCCTTTTCTTCAACGTAGCGAGTTGTACCAGGACGTGGAGCAACGTTGACCCATTTCTGACCAGGCAGATACTCACGCTCGTTATACTCGATACGAGTAGAGGAGATTGCAACAGCAGTAGAAGCAGCGTCATCAACGCTATCGGTTGCTGCAAAATCGATCGAACCTTTGTCCTTTACAATCAGGAGTTGACGCTCAATGCCGTCAGTAGCGATGACTGCGGTGTTGGTGCCCTGAGTGATTGTCTGTGCATCAGCAAGGATGCCAGTAACGCCAGCAGTAGGAATACCGATTTCAAGAATCTTCTTCTCAGCATCCCAGGAGAGAACGTCAACGGTCTCGGAAGAACCAGAGATGTCAACTGTTGTAGAACTGCCAGGAGTGAAAGTACCAACGATTGTAGTAAGAGTCAGTTTGACTCTATAGGAGTAGACCTTACCAGCAGCACCAGATGCAGCAGACAGTGCATCGCCAGAAGTAAAGCGCCACTCGTTACCTGAACCAGGAGCGGGGAGAACTGCGATCTGGTCAGCGCCAGCGTCAGTAATGAACATCCGAACGCTGTTGCCTCTTGCACCAGGATAGCGGACGGCGAATTCCCAGCTATTAGCGTTAGCGGGCTCTTCGTAAGTCTGTTCGTAAACATCAACGTTGTTGATCTTTACTGCGGTAACGGCAACATCGGTGTTATCCGATACGGCGTTTTTTAGTACTGATGAATCAGTACGAACAGTCTTTAGAAGACCACCGTACTGAAGGAACTGAACACCTGTGAACCAGTGTTCGTAGTTGTAGTCGTCGGGTCCACCGAAACGATCTACAAGCTCTTGCTCCTCGCTGTTCTCGATAACCTCATTTACAGGACCCCAAGAAAATGGTCCTGCAATCACTCCATTGTTGCCCTGTTGGACATCAAAATTAGCGGAAAGGTCTCTTTCTAGAACAACTACACCAGGAGATAGTTGATTATTTGCTGGCATGTCTAAAAACTCCTAGAAGAATCTTTACAGTTTCTAGAAATATTTATAAATTACCATTTTTCAGTCAACTCAAGTATTCCCACATATACGCACGGTCTCCGTACTCGTCCGTATGCCACACTTCTCCGTCCGCATCTACCATAACATCTGATCCAAGTCCATCATCCATGAATCCGAATGGTGCCATGTCCGCTTCAATCGCTTCGCGTTGATCCTCAAAGATACGTTTTCGGATATCATCATCGTGCAATTCTTTGAAGTAATCAGATGTTGACAACCAGGCAAAGATAACCAATGACATTGCTAGGTCATCATTACATCCATCTTCTGCTTGGAATGTTTGCCCCTTTTCAATAAAGGTAGTCAGTTCAGCAATGATATCATAATCATTGATAATGAGTTTGTCCTCTTCAATCAATGCCTTGAGATTGTGACATCCAACCTTCTTTACTGCTGTAGACATCTTCACACCCATCTGGGTCTTCTTACCAGAGAAACCTTGACCTACAACTTGACCTGCTCGACCACGCATCGATGCCATTAGTAAATTTTCGTATTCCAAATCATACTGAATAATGTCTGCAACCTGACCTCCTACATCATTTACTTCTACCAAGATGTATGCATGGTTGTAATTTTTTGCTACATCTGTAATGATGTTCGGGAACAACAGAGGTTTGATCTCATTATTTCTATACTTTGCTACTACCTTATATGGGACAGTTGTAGTATCAACCACGACGAATGCAGAGTAGTCCCCAGATACACCCCTAGCAACATCGACAGTAATAACATAATTATGATCGGGTTTCCTATCTTCATATACTGATAGTCCTTTATTCTGAACAATGGGATCATGGTAAACCATAGTCCTTAGTTTAGACGGACTGATCAATGTGTCAACCGATCCTAAGAACTCACACTCAAACTCAACCTTGAACTGTTGTTCTGACGTGTTAGCAATAGTTTGTTCTTTCCACTTCGCATCACGCCCAGGAACTTCTGACCAATGAACCTCTGTGCTCACATACTCATTCTTACCACGCTCTGAATCATGCCACAGTTTGTAGAACATGTTCATGCCGTGAGGCGTAGAGATGATGATCACCTTGGTAGATTTACCAGATGAGATCGTAGGATATACAGAGGAGAAGAACTCATCTGCAATGTGGTTTGGAACGAACGCAAATTCGTCCAGGAAAATAACGTTGAACGACATACCACGAACAGCAGAACTGGACGTAGATGCCGCCATGATTTTAGAACCATTCTCTAGTTCTAGAGAACCACGGTTCCATTGTACAATGCCCTGCTGCAACCACTTAGGTAAGTTTTCATATGATCTCTGCAAACGTTGTAACATCTCACGAGACGTTGCTGCTTTGTTTGCTAGGATTGCTACGTTTACATTGTCATTGAAAATAACATACCACAACAGATACGAGGTAACAATGGTAGACTTACCAGACTGTCGCGGTAGTTTTGCGATGTTGAATCTATTGTCATGAAACTTCTCTACCATCTCCTCTTGGAAATGATACATGTCGAATGGCACCAGACCTTTGTCCAGTGACACAATCTTCACATAGTTCTTGATGAAGTATACTGGATCATTATAACACTTGGCAAACTCAGCAATCTGCTCGTTTGTAAATTCAATAGAGGTATTCGCCCTTTTTAGATTGGGATTACCTAAGTATACTTCATTATTACTCATACCAACGTACCATGCTGCCTACGAATTTCTCTCAACTCCTCAAAGTCTTTCTTCTTTGTGCCACCATCATATTCCCAAGCATATCCTTCTTCAATCATTTGTTCGTTGAGGGACACATCTCCGTCCCCAATGTATAACCAACCAAGAAGACGGCCATACTTGCCGACGCCACCAACAAGTTCAGTCCTAATAACAAGATCATCATCACCCTCAATAGCACCTTCGAGTTTTTCTTGTAACCAGACGGTTGCATCGAGTCCAAGTTTCTTTTCCTCCAAGTCTCTGGTACGCTTCTCTGGAGTATCCACTCCTGCGACTCTGACTCT